CCGAGTCAGAGGGAGGAGTTCCCCGCATGACCTCATCGTGAGCCGTGGTGTACCCCGCAGCCCGAGCGCCGTGGAGGTAGCGCTCCTCACGAGACCCGTCGGAATGGCTATTCACGGGGGATCCATTCGTTGGTAGGTGGGGTGCTCGTTGGGGTAGCGGGGGTCGGGTTGCCCCTGAGACCCCCGCTTAAAGAGGTCCAGCCTGCTGCTACCCAGCAGACTTCGACCCCTATTGTCAGTCCCAGACGACTGCGGCGTTGGCGCGGTTGTAGTGCTGACCGTCGCGGACGGCCTGCTCGTACCGGCGCTCGTGCTGCTGGGTGAAGGCTCCATGGGAGAACTCGTTCAGGAACGTCGGGGCCTCGACCCACGCAGCGGAGCCGACGTGTGCACGCTGGCGCACCGTCTCCTCCGGCCACTTGGTGTCGACCTTCGCGTTCGCGTTGATGCGACCCGGGGCGGTGACGTAGCCCTGCACGACACCCGTCTGGAAGTCAGTCGGGATGTCGGTGTCGGTGGCGACGCCCTCCTCGAAGCGCAGAGGACCGCGCTGCATGGGAGCAGCGGCGGCGTACTTGCGCTCGTACTGGGTGCCGTTGCGCTCGGGGTACATCGGCGTGGGGGCGATGGGCGAGGCGTAGTCGCCCGGCGGGTATGCGGAACCGGTGGGACCCATTGGTGATTACTCCTGAGTGTGGTCTCGTTGGGAAGGGTACAGGGGCAGTGTGACAGGTACGGAGAGAATCACGCGCTTGGTGTACCCCCCTAGCGCCCCGCGAACATCGGGTTGGAAGAGACCTGAATCTCGGGGAGTGTGAAGTCCTCGGTGCTCATCATCGCGGCGATGGCCAGCGAGTCCCCGTAGTCGTCGTGGGCCCCGGCCTCGTCAGGCGCCGCAGCGAGCAGGTTCGGGCCTCGGTACTCGACCTCAAGGTCAATCATCTGCTGGCGGAACCGCTTCCACTTCTTCAGGCGCCGGGTGTGGCTGTGGGCGGGCCAGCCGATGAGACGGCGGTCGACCAACTGCGTCAGGTGCTTCCAGCGCTTGGACTGCTCACCCGGGCTGGAGCCCAGCCCGATGATTTCGATGTCGGGCATCAGGACGCTCAGTCGGTTGGCCACCACGTCCCCGAGGCCCTGCGTGTCCACCCCGGCCTTGACCACCGAGTAGTTGCGCAGGAAGTCCACAATCTGGAAGTACTGGGTCTCCCAGTCGCCGTTGGTCTCCATCCAGTTCAGGACTCGATGGTCGTGGAACCCGAAGCCGTCGGTGCGGTCCCAGTCCACGTACATGACGGTGACGACGGTGTAGTCCTGCTTGGACGCGGGGTCGATGCCCGCCACCAGCGGGGTCTGGCGCCACGAGTCCACGGCCTGCATCGAGACGTCCCCGAGAGCGTCGAAGACCCCCTCGACGATGAACATGCCCTTGTCGAGCAGCCACTTGAGGTTGTAGGCCATCTGGAACTCGTCGGACTCCTCGCCCAGACGGAGCATCTCACCGCGCACGTAGCGGTCGTAGTTGTCGTTGTGCTTGGCGCAGTGCGTCCAGTTGTACTGGAAGTGGTCCTCACGGGCCCCGCGCCGCGTCTGGTGCCTCCGGTTGTGCTGGATGGTCTTGTAGAACACGCCCTTGTGAGTAGTAGGGGTGCCTGTCATTATCTTGGTCGCGTTGTAGAAGGCACCCATCGGGGCGATGGACTTGTTCCACATCCGCTCGTCGATGTCCTGCGACTCGTCCCCGAGGATGATGTGGTAGGACTTGGACTCAATCTTCGCCTGCGGGTGGGCGGTGTGCATCCGCGCGAAGGACTTGGACTTGTTCAGGCGGACGACCTTGCCCTTGTCGTTGGGGATGTCGTCAATCTCGGGGTCCAGCATGATTTCCCGGGCCCGGTCGCTGGTCAGAGTCTCCTTGATGCGCTCGAACAGCGTCGTGGACTGCTCGTCGGTGGGAGCGAAGGTGCCCACCATGACGCCCCGCGCGAACTTGCCGAGGTGGTCGGGGAAGATGAGGGCCAGCCGGGGGAGCAGCACCATCAGGGCGGAGATGGTCACGCCCACGGTCTCAGTGTTGTGCGTCGGAATGAGCCCGCGTCCTGCTAGGAACAGGTGACGGGGGTGCTCCACCCCGAGGCACCGGGTAGGCACGGAGGCCACAGGGGTGACCCCAACCACTTGCACGGATTCGGTTCGAGCCAACCTCCACGCCTCGGTGGGCCGCTCACGCATGCTGTCAATCTTGCGCTGTAGCCGGAACGGGGGTTCATCGCGGTAGGCGACCCACGCCACGCGCCACTTCGGACCGCAGTCCCGGCCGTCGAGCGTCGCCCGACCCTCGCGGAGGGTGGCCTTCCACCCAAGCGACCGAACGAGGTATAGAACGTCCTCCGCAAAGTCCTCGGACAATGTGGTGGTGAACTCCATGTGGTTGCGCGCACCGGCGTACCCGTCGGTGTCCATCAGCCCCTGTAGTAGGGCCATCCGCTGCTTCGGAGAGCCGTGCAGGTAGGCCTCGGGGACGTGCTTCCCCTTCGGTACCAGTCCCATGCTCTTCAGAATGGGGTGCAGCCCCAGAACCCCATAGGTGGTCGCCGCGCCAGCCGGGTACTCGTAGGAGGTCTCGTACTGCTCCCGGATGTGCGCAACAACCTCCGGGTCGGCTGTCGTCACCTCCGCCTTGTATGAGGAGCCGTCCCCAAGCCACACCCCCAGCAGGTAGGGGTCAACCGGAAGGTCCTTCTCCGGTTCGTCTACAGGTGCGGTTGTAGGGACGCGGTACCGGTAGCGGAACCGGTCGTCGGTTCCTTCCCACGAGGACGCCATCTCCCGTGTGGTGAGCGTCACCTCCTGCTTCTTCAGCAGGTCCCAGACCGTCCAGCGGTGCTCGGCGTCCGCCACGATGGACTGGCCATCCTTGAACCCCACGCGGAAGCACTCGTGGTCCTCAAAGACGTTCGAGGTCACCTTCACACGGGTGGCGGTGCCATCGGGAGCGAACACGTAGTCCCCTACCGCGATGTCTCCCATGGTCTTCCAACCCTCGGTGGTCAGGATGGGAGTGTCCAACGCCAGTGCCTTGCCTGCCTGACGGGAGCAGAGGAAGGTGATGTTCCCGCCGTCTCCGAGGATGACGGACTCGATGATGCGAGCGGCGACGTTCCGCTGGTAGGCGAACATCTCCTTGCCCGAGAGCAACTCGGTGAACATGATGATGCGCACGACCATGGCGTCGAGCCAGTCCTGTGACATCGGGTCCATGTCACTGAGGTCCCTGATGGCCTCCTCTGCGATGTCAGGCACGGTCCCTCAACTCTTCGATGTGGGGCTCTAGGGAGTCCAGAACCTCTTCCAGTCTGCCTGCACTCTGCGCTGCCAGCAGAACTCGCATGACCATGTCCCCCAAGTCGTCCACCATCCGGTCGGGGTTGTACCCCGGTGGTACGACAATCTCAGGGGGTGTGCTCACGGCTCCTCGACACGCTCCTTGAGCACGCGCAACAGGCTCAGAGTGGTCTCGGCGTTCATGATGGCTTCGTCGAGGGCACCAGCCTTCCGCTCGCGCTCGTAGTCGCGCAGGTTGACCCCTGTGGCCGAGATGGTCTGGTGGACCCACTCTGGAATCCCGTGGGTGGGGACAATCCGGGCGCGGCTGGCCACGCTCTGCTTGACGTCGACCGGCGCGCTCTTGAACAGGTCCTTGAGTCCCATCACCACTCTCCAATCGGGCGCATGGCGTCGCCCTCTGCGTCGTATCCGTAGGCGGCCATCTCTTCATCGCCGGGCTCGGTGATGCCGAAGGCGTCCACGGACACCGCCCGTTCGAGGTGGGCTGTCACCTCGTCGTCGGTGTGGGCCTGCTTGAGCCACTGGCCGACGACCAAGGCCCTCCCGAACAGGAGCCTGACGACGAGGGACACGCCCCACCGGTGGGGGTGCTCTATCTCCGCGCTCGACCCCACCTCCACGAAGGGGACCTCCCGGGTGTTGACCCAGTCGGGGTACTTCATCACGCCCCAGAAGTAGTCGCGGGGCAAGTCGTGTGTCTGCATCGGGTCAGGACCTCTGGAACTTGTCGGGGGCTCGACCGTAGGGGTAGGAGTCGAGCACCTCTCGGATGTAGCGGCCGGGAGAAGGGTCCAAGGCGAAGTCCGCGAAGACGTCGGGGGGCACGTTGTAGTACTGCCAGACGGTGCCATCGCGGAAGGTCACCATCACGATGCGGGACGTGGAGTCATAGCCCATCTCCAGCGTGCGGGGGCGGGCCTCGTTGGTCGTGCTGGAGGGCGCAATCTGGGGGTAGGCAACGTCCTCGTCCCAGTGGGTGTCGTAGTCGCCTTGGAACAGCCGACGCCCGAAGCCAGTTCGGGCGCCTGTACCGGACAAGGACTTCGCGGCGGCTTCCCACGGCTGCATGGGTGCCGAGTTGGGGTTCTCCAGCCTTTCGGCCGCCTGCTCCAAGAACTGCTGGAACCGGCGGTCAGCGGCGGAGAGACCGTCCTCGCCTATCACGAATCACTCTCCTGAGCCCTTGCGCCATGAGCCGCGCTGGACGGTCCAACCATCCTCCTGCACGACCTGCATCCGGCCGGGCGCTCCCTTGTCAGAGGTGAGGGGCGTGTCGTCAGCGTCGTCAGCGGACTCCTCCTCATCGACGGACTCGTCAGCGGACTCCTCGGGGTCGTCGTCTTTCTCCAGACGCACCACCAACTCGTCCTTGTTCCCAGAGACCGGCAGGCCTCGCGCTTCGAGTTCCTCGCGCAACTCGTCGTTGGTCTGCTTGTCGTAGTCGGTCATGTGTACTTCTCCTTGCACTGTTGGCAGTAGTGGACAACGCTCGTCTTAGCACCATCCGAGGTCCACACCGACTCACGATTGGCATGGTTGCTGCAGGGGGTGTCAGGAATCTCGGGCTCAGGCTCCGGGGGGATGGGCTTGTCAGCCCCCGACTCGGGAGTCCACACCCACTCCTCTTCTGGTGCAGCCGACTCGGGCTCCTCGTCCGACTTGCCCACCGAGTGCTTGGACTCGATGTGACGGTCGAGCCAGCCCTGTGTGGTGTAGTCGTTGCCACAGGCGCGACAGATGTACTCACTGAGTTCGTCGTCAGCCATGGATGGGTCCTTTGGTTACCGCGTCTCACCGATGGTAGACGGTGGCCTTCTTCACTCGGCGGAGTCGCCGTTGGTGTGGAAGTCCTTGGGGTTGGCGAGGTAGTCCGGGTTGACCTTGACCCACACCATGGTGTGCTTGATGGGCTCCCCTGCCCGGTCGAAGACGACGTTGCCCTCCGCGTCTCGCTTCTTCTGGGTGCGCGAGGTGGCGTCGAACTTCCCAGCGGGCCCGGAGCCCGGGAACTTGCCCCGAGTGATGCGACTGGACACTGAATAGGCTTGGTCCGGCTTGTCGAAGGGGCCGATGGTGGCCTTGTCCTCTTTGATGCTCTCGTTGAGGGCTCGGTCTTCGAGGTCCTTGAGGAAGACCGCCCACCGGCTGGGGCGCGAGATGGGGGGAGGACCTGAGGAGGTGAACCTCGCAGTGTCGAGGAGGGCCTCGGTCTCTACGTCCTCATCCTCCTCCGAGACAGGCCATACAGAAGGGTCAGTCTGAGCCGTCATGTGCTTGTTCCAGTCAGGTGCTCGGGGTGCCCACGCCAGCGGGGCTCTACATCACGTCTGCAGTCTACTGCAGGGTCTCACTGGCCACGGAGACTGGCAAGATGTCCTCCTCCTTGGAACCTGATGGGGTTCACTGATGGGGACGCGAGGAGCGCGCATGCCATCCAACTACTACCCGCAAGAGCCACGCCGGACGATGACCCGCCGCGAGACCTTCAGGGGGTCGATGAACCCCGACAGGGCTGAGCAGGACGCTCTGCTACTGGCCCACGGATACGGGGGCCTCGACCAAGCCCGCGTGCAGGAGAACGTCCGCGAGCAGGACCTGCGCAAGGAGACCATCCCGTTCCGCGCCAAGCGGGGGATGCGCTAGTCCCAGACCGCGTCCAGCGCCTCACCGAGACTGTGGAGGTGCCCGTGCCCCGGGTTGGCTAGCAGCATGCGGTACTCCCGGCGAGCCCGAGAGAGCGCTCCGAAGTTGATACCGGCGCGCATGGCAATGCGGGCCTTGGTCGTGCGCTCTACCTCGGCGTCCTCAGGGAGGACGAAGACGTAGACAGCGCCGAAGGTGTCGAACATCTCCTCCACCGAGACAGCAGTCTCCTCATCGGCGCTGGCCTCCTTGACGAGCAGGACCGTGCCGCCCTCGTCGCCGTCGAAGCCCTCCAAGATGTCGAAGAACATCAACTCCTCAGCGTCCTGAGGAGAGCCCACGTCAGAAAGCCCTGCCCCGGGCCATCCGGGCTGCGTTGTCGAGGAGTCCGCGAGGGTTCGTGCGTGAACGCCCGCCATCCACCCCACGACGAACGTCATCAACGCCCGGAACAGACTGGTAACGGTCGAGGAGGTCTGATCCTGTGGCGTCAACTGGTGGCCCTCCTCGTCCTACACGTGTGTTGGTCGTCGGGACAGCGCCTCCGCCTCTGGCGGTCTGGCTCTCACCGATGTTGGTGCCCTGCGGGCTCAGGTCTTGGAACCGCTTCAGGTCGTAGCCCACGCGGGAACCGGAGGTCGTGGTGTAGCCACCCTTCTCCAGAGCGGAGATGTTGACGGGTGGGAGCACGCGGACTCCACGCTCCATCTGCTGGCTCACCTGACGACGGATGCGGCGCTCGGCCTCGTCGTACTTCCTCGTCAGCGTCTCGGGCCGGATAATCCGGCTCTCCTGCTGCGTGACGGGCTCCGGCATCTCGACGCCGTAGGAGGGGTCGCGACCGGGAGGTGGGTCCCCTGCGCTGACTTCCATCGGACCTGCGGTCTTGGGGACCGAGGTCTTGAAGGAGTCGTCGTCTGCCTGCGTGCTCAGGGCACCGACAACGGAGGTCGGGCTGAGTGGGGCAGTGCGGCGCTCGGGCATGGCACCAGACTACCGGTGCGGACAGCAGAAGCGCCCGACTTCGCTACCCCTGAGGGCTCACGTTGTCGAGCGCTCCTGCGCCACTCGTAACCCAAGCAGTGCACGCAGGGTGTCCGATGAGCCGCAGTGTACAGGTTCACAGGCCAGAATACACCTGTGGAGCCCAGTCCGGTCAGGCAGGGAGTTCTACTGCTCGATGAGACAGACATCTGTGTTGCAGTACTTCTCGGCCTCGAACTCCTCTGTGGCAACCTCACCGTCGTAGATGCTCGCGAGGTCCACGGGGTTGAGGTCCCGCGACAGGAACTCGTAGGTCCGCTCGTCGATGGGGTGCATGGGAACCTGCACGTATCCACCAACCTCGGTCTGGTCCAGACGGGCGTAGGCCTCCTGCGCCGTCTCCTCCTCCTTGACCGTGCTCACCGTGATGTCCGCTGAGATGGGCTGCATGGAGATGGCCTTGTACTGGCCCTCGTAGGCGCGCAGGACGTTGGCAAGGTCCTTCTTCTCGGCCTCGGTGAAGGTCAGCGTGCACGAGACCTGATTGTCGGCCCAGT